AGAGAGTAATACATTTAGTTCCATCTTTACTTCTTTCATGGCCTGAAACACGTTCTAGTTTAAATTCGTTACGATAATCTCCTAATCTTTGGTTTTCTGGTCCTGGACACTCTACAAATTTTTTATCTTTATTTTTAGGTTCTGGTATATATTTTGGAGGTTCTACTTTAGATTCTTCTATTTCTTGTTTCTGGTTTTTTGGTTGTTCTGATTGAACATATTTAAATTCATTTGGATTATATTCTAGAGGTTCAAAACTAGGAATACTAAAATTACCGCATTCTGTATAAGTTCCATATTGATCTAAAGAACTATCTATTAGGCTAGTTTTATTATTTCTATGTACTCGAACGCAACCTGGATAATCTACTACTGGTTTATATATCTGATCTAGTATAGGAATATTAGTTTTCCATACAGGAATTTCAAAAATATTTACTTTATTTATATTAAAACGAGATATTTCACTCATTTAGTAGGAAATACTGGTAAAGAAGGACCTGTTTTTTCTGGAATAGATTTATCTAAAACATTAGGCATCATACCTTGTACATTTCCTAATATTTCATTCATAACTTTAGCTTTAAAATTTTCTGAAGTTACATATTTATAACCTAAGTATGCTCCACCACTCATAGAAGCTACCATTACAAATGAGATAATACTTAAAACATTAGCAATTTTTTGAAACATGATAAAAGAAATTTTAAGAATGTTGGTTATGCCTTTGACTTTGATGACTCTGTTTCTTCTGGTTGCTTTGATGCCTTTGTATTTGATGGCGGGTTTGATTCGGGTTCAGCTTCAAGAATCTGCTGTTCCAAAATCTTCATTGCACCAGTAATTTCGATCATTGCAACTTGTAAATTTTGTCTTTCTTGTGCAAGTTGTTGTAATTTTTCTTTTAGATTCATAATTTAATAAAGTTTTTTACCAGCAACGATAGCAGCATCTATGTCTGTAAAAGATTCTGATGTCCAGATAGAAGTCGTACCATCTACTTTTGTATACGCCTTGATGATTTCAAGATGCTCTACATTACGTTTCATACGGTCTTTGTATTCATCATCAGTTTCTTCTGTTGTTTTTGCGATACCTATTTCGGCTACGCTATCGCCAGCATCAGAAAAAATCTTAGCGATTTCATCAGCAGTTCTTTCTTCCATGATAAAAAATTAGGTTATTTTAAGTTTACCCTGCTTCGAGGGCTGTGACTTTTGCTGATAATTCTTTTATTGCATTTACAAGTATTGGTACAAGTCTTTCATATTTTATGCCATAACTCATTTCATCTTCAGTAAGGTTACAAACTAACATATTGTCTTTTTTATCTCCATATCCATTAGCTTTTTCAACTTCCAAAGCCTCTTGTGCTAAAAATCCAATATGTAGTCTCTGTCTTTTTTTCGATCCATCAGGGGTTCCAAAAGGTTCTTCTTCAGTTCCATACCATGTTCTTCTATCCCATCTATAAGTAACAGGTCTAAGTGCTTCAATCCAAGCTAAACCAATAGTGAAATTCGTTATGTCTGTTTTGTCTCTAGAATCAGAAGATGAAATAGATGTATCTGCGCAAAATAAATCTGTTGTACTATTATTACCAAGACAAAGTTGATTACTGCCTGTTGTTAT